TTGGCCTGCTTGACCCTGACGTTGCTATGACCCTGTTGGGCGAGGACGCAACCAAGGCCAACGACAAGGGCGAGTTTGCAGGACTGAAAGCAGCCCTCGAAAAGCTCAAGGAAAGCAAACCCTATTTGTTCGGCGGGAAGCCCGGCGCGATGGCGCAGCGGGTGAGCGGAGCGGCACCGCATACGCTTTCCGGCGTGGAGGAACGCTTTTACGCCAAAAACCCCAACCTTAAACGACCCGAATAACGAAAGGAGGGCCTAATAAATGGCCCATATTGCACAGGAACGCTACTCTGACATGGTGCTCGCAAAGCTCCGTGCCGAGCTGGTGCTGAAAGACGGCACCGTTTTCAACAACGACTATGAAGGCGACCCCAAGGCGGGCAGCGTGAAGATTCCTACCCGCGACACCGAAGTGGCCGCCAGCGATTACGACAAGGCGAACGGCCTTGCTCCCACCACGGGCAACACCGCCTACGTTTCCCTCCCCATCAACAAAGACAAGGCCGTCAACGAGATCATCGACGGTTACGACGCTGACGCGGTGCCTGACAACCTCGTGGCTGACCGGCTGGACAGCGCGGGCTATTCTCTGGCTAAGACCATCGACACCGACGGCGCTACGGAATTGCTCGGCAGCGGTACCGTTGTAGGCATTGCTTCGATCGACAAGGATACTATCTATGCCGCGCTTGTCGCCCAGCGTACTGCAATGACCAAAGCCAACATCCCCGCGTCCGGGCGTTATGCCCTGTGTACGCCTGACACCATTGCGCTGATCGTGACCTCTCCCCAGTTTACGCAAGCGTCCAGCCTTGGCGATGATGTCAAGCAGAGCGGCGTAATCGGTCGCATTGCCGGGTTCTCCATCATCGAGTACAACGACAGCACCGCCAATCTGGCCATGATCTGCGGGCATCCCCGGTTTGCTACCCGCGTAAACGAATGGCAGGTTCCGGTGAAGCTCCAGAGCCTTGATGGTTCCGGCAAGTACATCGGCGCTTCCGCTGTGCAGGGGCGCATGATCTACGCTCACAAGGTGCTCCGCTCCGCTGGTGTGCGCTGCGTGTATGCGCCCTCTGCGCTGACGCTAGCCGCTACCGGTGGTTCTACTGCCGGCACTACCATCTTGACCAAGACCGACGGCAGCGCCGCCACGAGCTGGGAATACATCAAGAATCCCACCGCCCGCGCAGCCTATGGCGCGGCCTACGACGGCACCGCCCTGACCAGCGGCACGACCGAGATTGCCGTTACCGCCGGTGACGTGATCGAGGTCGCGGGCATTGCAGACAGCAAAGTCGTGTCTGTCGGCTACCATACCGTGGTAACCGCTGACATCGGCACGGGCACCTGATGTATCTGACGGCTGAACAATACGCAACCTATACCGGGGAGGACGTCCCGGCTGACTTCTATTCCTGCCTTGACATGGCCGAAAGCCTGATTGATCTGCACACACTGAACTTTTACGCGCAGGTGAGCGTTTCGGCGCTCCCTGTGCTGGTTCAGAAAGCATTGCAACGGGCGGTAGCCTACCAGGTGCAGGCAATCAGTCAGGCGGGAGGTATCGCCGGTATGACGGAACCGCACGTGCAAAGCGCGAGCGTCGGGAGGGTGAGCTATACAATGGCCGCCCAACCGGCGCTTTGCGCACCGGCGGCGATGTGCGTTCCGTTCCTGTTGTCCTTTGCGAGGGGGTATGAGGCGTGATACCTATCCCCGTTTCCATCCTGATTCACACGGCAACGCTGCAAACGGCGGCGCTTGATCGCGACCAGAACCGCACGTATGCGACCGTTGCGGCCCTCTCCCGCATCCGCGTAGAACCGTCTAGCAAGCAAGTAATCGGCTCTGACGGCACGCAGAAACAGATTTCCGGCGTGCTGTTCTTCGATGTACGCAACAGCAAGCCCGCAGGAACCGCTTTCGTGGTAGGGCAGTATGTTTTGTGGAACGGCAACGAGTACCGCGTAGAGACTGTTGACCCACAATATGACAAGCGCAAACTGCACCATTACGAGGTGGGGCTAAGTGGCTAACATCCGCGTTGAGGTCAACCCGAACAAGATCGCTTCCGGCATCAAAGGCAAGTGGGGGTCCGGGCTGTACAGGCTGTGCTCGGTGATCCGGCAGGACTGTAACCGGTATGTGCGCATTGACAAGGGAACCTTGCGAAAAAGCAGCTATTCGGCGTCTCAACCAGACAAGGGTCTCATCATCTGGAATACGCCATATGCCCGCCGGGTGTACTACACCGGCACTCCCCGAACCACGAAGAACGCACTTGCAAGCCTACAATGGTGCGAGAAGGCCAAGGGCGAGTATCTTGCCAAGTGGCGCAAGATGGCCGCACAAATGACGGGGGGAAAGTAAATGAGCATGCAGCAGCAGATCATGGACGCGGTTGCGGCTTTGATTGACGCACAGGGGTATTATGCAACGCTTGTTTATGGTTCCCTGCCCGCCGAGAATGGCCTCTGTATGGCCCCGTCTACCGGAGCCGTACAAGAAGTCACCCTCGCCCACGGAGGGGCCTACACGCTCAACCTCGTGCTGAACGGAAAGCATTCCAACCAAGGCACGGTGCGCGATACGCTTTTCTCCATCCATGAGTACCTGAACAAGCTGGGTACATACCCAACGGGAACCGGCTGGGCAGTAACGGGCATCCGCACGAACGGCGCACCCGGCTACATTGACCGCGAAGAAAACCAATGGATGTACGGTTCCAGCATTGAAATTGACTACGTGATTGACTGAAAGGAGGCCATATAATGGCCGTTGTGAAAATTACCCGGAACCTGCTTAAGCAGTTCTATGGTATCGGCGCTACGCCGGTCTATTCTGCTTGCGGGCCGTTTACCAAGCTGACCGAGGAAAACAGCCCCGAAATTGACGATACTGCCTTTATCGGGGACAAGAACGGCTCCCCTACCGTCACCGGCTACAAAAACAAATGGAGCTTTGAGGCGCATGTGCACGAAGGGGATGCTGTTGTGGACGATCTGCTTGCCATCGCGCGCGGGCAGAAGGTTGGTTCCGACTGTGAGCGCGTGCTGGTGGATGTTGACCTGAATAAGGCAGACAGAACCGTATCCGGAAGCTACTACGCCCGGAAATTCAAGATTGCTGTGGAATGCACGCCGCCCGCTGGCGACCCCAAGAGCATTACCAAGATCACCGGAAACTTCCACCAGATCGGCGATCTTGCCGAGGGAATCTTTGATCCCACTACCAAGACGTGGGCGGATACGGCTTATACGCCGGCGGAGTAACAACACGGGGCGCGGAGATGGCCGCGCCCCTTTCTTTAAGGAGGAAAAACCATGATTAAGCTAACGCTTCCTGTGGAAAACCCACAGATTGAGATTAACGGCAAGGTTTTCGACCTGCATCTTTCGGACACCGAAATCATTGCCAAGGCCAACGACCTGCAAAAGCAGTTTTCCAAATACGCGGAGAAGCCCGCCTCTGATTTTGGGGTTGATGAAATTCTTTCTGATTGCGAAGCCGCCCGCGCGTTTTTGGATGAAATGCTGGGCGAGGGCGCGACGAAGAAACTTTCCAAGGGCCGCCCCGTGCGCCTGCAACTGATGATTCGGTGGATTACCGCAGTGGCCGAAGGGGTGTCTGCCGCTTACGCGGACACGGTAGTAGGTGCGTAGATTCTCACTTTCCGCGCCTGCAATGCCGGTTAAATTGCTATCAGAGGACGGCAACGCCTACCCCATTGCATCAGACCACCGTACCGTTCTTGCATGCCTTGAAGCCATTTCTGACCCTGACAAGCCCGATCTGGACAAAGCGCTTTTCCTTGCGAAGCGCTTTTTTTGTGGGAACCCTCCGCCGGATATGGGAGCGTTATTTTCTGCGTTCGTTGCCGAAGAAAGCGCGGACGAGGACGGGGAACAGCTGCTTGACTTCGCGCAGGACGCAGGCGTAATTTACGCCTCGTTTTGGCAGCAGTACGGTATCAACCTTGCAACCCGGAAGCTGCACTGGTGGGCATTTCGGATGCTGCTTGCGGGATTGGGTGAGGGCACCGCGTTGGGGAACCGTGTGCAGCTTCGCACACTTGACCTTGATACCGTTGCCGAAAAAGAACGGCCCAAGTGGCGAAAGCTGAAAGACATGGTAGCCATCACTCCGCGGATAAGCCGCGAGGAGATGGACTTGCAGGCGGAGCTTGACCGCCGTTTGGCGTCAGGAGAAGACCCAACTGAAATCATTGAAAAGCTAAGGGGGTGACTATATGGCGGCTGATTCGCGCGTGGTATTTTCGACAGAGCTTGACGAAAGCGGACTGAAAAATGGGCTGAATAATCTTGGCTCGACCATTAAAAAGCTTGCATACGGCGCTGCCGGTATCGTTGCCCTGAAAGCAATCGGGTCCGCACTGGTAAACGTTGCAAATAGCGCCATGGCCTACAACAGCCAGATGGAGCAGTACGCCACCAGCTTTTCAACGCTGCTGGGAAGCGAAGAGGCCGCGGCGGAGAAGATCGCCTACTTAAAGGAATTCGCCGCCAAAACCCCGTTTGAGATGACCGATCTAGCAAGCGCTGAAAAAACGTTGCTGGGGTTTGGCGTTGCCTCGGACAAGGCCGACGTTGCCATGCAAAAGCTTGGTGACATCTCGCAGGGCAACGCCGAAAAATTCAGCAGCCTTTCCCTGGTATACGGCCAGGTATCGTCTACCGGCTACCTGATGGGGCAAGACCTGCTCCAAATGATTAACGCGGGGTTCAACCCATTGACCTCCATTGCGGAAAAGACCGGCACCAGCATTGGCGACCTGAAACAGGTTATGTCCGGAGGCAAAACCAGCGCCGAATTTAAGGCCCAGTTGAAAGCCGCGCAGGCCGAGGTAAAAAAACTTGGCGACGGGGCAAGCGACAGCGCGAAAATGTTGGCGCAGATCGGCGAGGAAGGCAAAATTTCTGCTGATATGGTCGATCAGGCCATGACCATTGCAACGAGTGAGGGCGGACGCTTTTACCAAGCGATGGAGAAGCAGAGCAAGACGGCCGCCGGTCTGACCTCGACGTTGAAAGACAACCTTAACGCGCTTGGTGGCGAGGTGTTTTCCAGCCTGTCAGAGGCCGCGAAAGATGAAGCACTCCCCACTGCGTTAGGGTACGTCAACACGTTGACCGATGCGCTCAAGACTAACGGGATCACCGGTATGATGGGCGCGTTCGGCGGAATCTTGGGTGATATTGCTGGGAAAGCATCGTCGTTTGCTCCGCAGGTCGCGAAGATCGCCACGAACATTATTAAATCGTTCGCGGAGGGAATCAAGAAGAACGCCGCCACTATCGCTAAGGGCCTTGCGGACGCTATCAAAGCAGCCGCTACTGGGCTTGTTTCCGTGCTCCCTGTATTGCTCGACACGGGAATTTCGATCGCCCTAGAGCTTGTGGACGGGCTTGCAGACGCACTCCCGGATATGATGCCAAAGCTTGTTGATTCCGTGCTTGACGCTATCGTTCGTCTGCTGACCAATGTCCCCCGCCTCATCATGGTAGGGCTTAAAATGGCCGCGGCTATCCTTGCGGGTATTTACCGTGGTTTTGCTTCGCTGGTAAGCGGGATTGTAGGCATATTCGTGGACACCGCAACCGATAAGCTAGAGCGTGCCGTGAGCGGCGTGAAAGCCAGCATAAAGCCCACGGTAAGCGAAGAGGATAAGACTAAGATAACCGCTGCGATTCAGGCCGGGTATGACGCGGCAAAGGTTAAAATACAGCTACAGGATGATGCGGCAACGGCGGCGCAGGGCGTTATTGATAGCATCGACGCGGCCTTTGCTGACGGAAAGTTGACGAAGAAAGAGCGCAACGCCCTAGGCGACGATCTAAAAACTTACGTTGACGAAGCAAAGGGCATCGCCGACGAGTACATTGCCAGCGGCGGTGCAAATTCAAGCCTTGTCGATGGCCTTGTTACGTCATTGGATGAAACGTATGCCTCTTACGATGCGCTTAGCAAGAAAATCACAGCTCCCGGATATACTGCCACCGCTGAAGAGATTACCAGGCTGGACGAGCTTGTCCAAAAGTTACTTGACATAAAGCTTCAAATATCGGAAGCAACCAACGATGTTCTTCTTATTCAGCAGGCCAAGGTACGCAGGGTAAAGAGTGGAACCGGAACCGGCGAAGACTTTGGAGCAGCGACCTCTTACGAAGCCGAACTGTACCAAGATAACGTTGCCAAGGCTGAAAGCACGCTTAACGCCTCGGTCGCTCAGTGGGAAGCCGCAATACAACAGGCAGATGCAGACCTTGCCGCTGGAACTATTGGCAAGCAGGAGTACAACTCCAAGCTGGAAGAGATCGCGGACGGGCAGGCCGCTGCGCAGGACGAATACGCGCAGGCTACCAAACAGGCCACCGATGATTTCAACGCTGAAATCGCTGCTTTGTATGAGGGCATGGCAAAGGCCAACCCTGACGCTGCGGCCGCGCTTAACAACGCCGCGCAATTGCGCGACAACCTCGTTTCTCTTTCTGACGCGATGGACGAAGCCGCGAATCTGGATGAAACTGCGACTCCTGAACAGATCAATGCGGCCATAGCGAAAATACAAGCCCTGTATAAAACCATCTACGGAACGGATATGACCGCAGATCAGCTTGCAGACCTGAAAACGGACTTCACGCTGATGGCCGGAGATGTGTTCGCGCAAATGAGCGCCGCGTTGGCTGAAAAGAGCGTCGCTCTTAAAAACGATCCAGCAATGCAGGACAACCCGCTTGTCGGGTATCTCCAAACCCTTCTGGATACTGGGTCGCTTGCTACACTTGACGTAACCACTATGTCAGGGAACCTTGCGGCAGCATTCAAGACTGCTGACTTTCTTACAGACATGCAGGGGGTTGGCGAGTACGCAGTGGACGGAATTACTGGCGGAATCGGGACTAAGGCGGGCGAACTGACTGCTGAAGACATGTCAACCGTTCGCGATGCGTATATTACTAAGCTAAAAGAGGCGTTCGGCATCCAGTCCCCCGCCACTACCATGAAGCCCATTGGCGGGTACATGGTTGAGGGCATCACCGAGGGCATGAACGAAGCCGCCCCGGATGTAGAGGACGCGGGCGCGTCTATCGTTGACGCAATCGCCACGGGCGTTAAGCAGAATAGCACGGCCAAGAATGCGGTTCGTGCAAACATCAACGCGGCGATCTCCGCTGGGAAAACCAACGCCTATAGCGGGGGGCGCTCTATTGGCAGCAACATCATGCAAGGAATACAGACCGGGCTTACCGGGATGTCGGGTTCGCTCAATAGTACCATGAGGGCCATTGTTGCGGCGTTATTGCAGGCGGCCAGAGACGCTGCCGGCATTCGCTCGCCGTCAACATTATTCCGTGATCAACTGGGCAAGTATCTTGCGCAAGGCATTGGCGTAGGCTTCACGGGGACGATGAACAGCGACGTTCTTCCGGCCATT